GATACAACACATTTTCTGAAGCGCATCGTAATGCCGCTGGTAACTTAGGGATGCTCCCAAGCCAAGCACAGGCTGTAGGCTGGGTAAACTGGCGCCGACAGAGGGGAATAGTTGATTAAGTATGACCGATGCATGGGCACTTATTATCGCCACCCTCATTACCACTGTTGCTGGAGTTGTTGGCGCAGGAATTAAACAACTAAAAGAACTCCGTAGAGAGAACCGCAATGACCACGGAATGGTCATGCTTCATTTAAAAAGTGTAAGACGCAGTCTTGACAGTGTTGGAGAAAAAGTGGAATCTGTCTCCGAGCGACTTGACAACCACATTGATTGGCACCTAGACGCCAAGAAGTGATACATGACACACCCATGAATTGGGTGCTAGGATATTCCTGACCGTAATTCTGAATTGGAAATGGTTAGGTATTTGTGAAACAACAAGAGCAGAAAATATCCCTGCTGGACGCCCTGCTTTCTCCCCGAACTAATCTTTCGGCAGACGCATGTAAGTTCAACAGAACGGTAGACAAGATGTCTGCTGAGGAACAAGAAGCAATAAACCGTGCAATAGACCTCATTCGTGAGGACAACGGTTTAGGTAAAAGCAAATCATACAGCGCATCATGGCTTACCAAAGTTATGCGTCAACATGGTTACAACGTGAGTATAAGCACAATCCAGCGACACGTCAACAAAGAGTGTTGCTGTTACCAAGGAGATGCACAATGAGTGAACTAGCAAAAGCGTTAACAACCGCACCACAAGACAAGAGTAAGTTGCTTGGCAAGTTAGTTGAAATGCTTGAAAGCAAGAACATTGACATCAATGAAATTGGTGACATCAAGCGTGTCAAGTTGTACCAAGCAATGTCAAAGGACTCAGAAGGTGAGGCGCATATCCATGACCTCGCCGCTATTCAGTTTTCTCCTAAGTGGGAAACTGGTCCAGAGTGGCCTGTTGTTAAACAAGGTCCTGCAATCAAAATGCCAACGCCTAAAGCAAAGGTAAAGAAAGCATCAACATTCAAAACATGTGTTGTTATTCCTGACATTCAAATCGGTTACTACCGTGGACGTGACGGAACACTAGAACCAACTCATGATGAGAAGGCACTTAGCGTTGCACTCAAGATTATTGAAGAATTAAATCCTGATGCTGTTATTTGTGTTGGTGACAACCTTGACTTCCCTGAGATGGGTAAGTACTTGACATACCCTGCGTATGCACAAACAACACAAGCATCAATTGATCGTGCAACAGTGTTCTGTGCACAGGTGCGTTCTGCGGCTCCTGATGCAGAAATCGTTTGGCTTGCTGGTAACCACGAAGAGCGTATGCCTAAGTACCTCTTGGTAAATGCATCAGCCGCTTATGGTTTGCGCAAGGGAAACACCCCAGAATCATGGCCTGTTTTGAGTGTTCCATACCTTTGTCGTATGGACGATTTCAATGTTGTTTACAAGCCAGGATACCCAGCATCTGATTACTGGGTCAATGAGAAACTCCGAATCATCCACGGCGATCGTGTGAAGTCGTCAGGTTCAACTGCGCACATCTATCTCAACCAAGAAAAGACAAGTGTTATCTATGGACATATCCATCGCATTGAAACGGCGTTTAAAACACGTGAAGACTTTGATGGTCCGAGAACCATTATGGCTGCTTCTCCTGGTTGCCTTGCCCGTATTGACGGAGCGATTCCGTCCACACGTGGAGGCGTAGATCTTGACGGACGCCCGTTGACTCGTCACGAAAACTGGCAACAAGGTTTAGGAATCGTTCGTTACGAAGATGACAACCAACATCGTTTCTCTTACGATGTCATTCCTATCTACAACGGATGGGGAATGTACCAAGGTAAGGAATACCAAGCGGACTAATGACAACAATCGTTGGCATCCAAGGTGACGGCTTTGCCGTGGTATGTGTTGACTCACGTATCTCAACCATGTTTGCTGACGGTCTTGCTCAAACTGGAACGCTTCGTGAAGGTTCAAGCAAGGTGTCTACTAATGGTAAGTACTTGCTAGGAGCGGCTGGAGATGTGCGTGCAATCAATATCTTGCACCATGTCTTCCAGCCTCCAGCAGTACCTCCAAATCTAAAGGGAAAGAAACTTGATCAGTTCTTTACTGCCAAGTTCATTCCTTCATTGCGTGAGTGCTTTGATGCACAGGGTTATTCAATTCCAGACCTCAATGAAAACAAACAGCACATTGCAGAACAAGGATCCAGCATCATTGTGGTAGTCAATGGCGTTATCTACATGGTTGATGGCGACTACGCATGGTGCTCAGAATCCAGTGGTATCTACGCCATAGGGTCTGGGGCGCATTACGCCCTAGGTGCTCTACAGGTCATGATGAACAAAAAGAAGTGGACAGCCCAGCAGGCTAAAACGAGTGCCCTTAAGGCTCTTAATATTGCGGCTAGGTTTGACCCGTATACAGGTCCCCCATACCAAACGTATGTTCAAGGACAAGAAAGCACCAGAACCCGTAAAACGGTATAATCAATCTAAACCTATTCAAGGAGTGTTATGAACACAGAACAACTAAAAAGCATGCTCGCATCGTACGGACGTTCAGTACTCGGTGCTGGTCTTGCTCTCTACATGTCAGGTGTAACTGACCCGCAGACACTTGCTTACTCACTATTGGCGGCTCTTGCTCCAGTAGCCTTGCGAGCAATCAACCCTAACGATGGTGCTTTTGGTCGCCTCCCAGCCGCTAAAGAAGTAGCCGCCGCTATGACAAACGTACCTGTCAAGAAGGCTCCTGCTAAGAAAGCCGCCGCTAAAAAGTAATGGCAAAAATGCGTAAAAAGCAGGTTGGGGAACTTACCTCAGATGTAAACGCAGAAATTGCCAAAGAAGGATTTTCAGGTTGGTCTGTCCGTGCTTATGGTCCAAATGCGGGCGCTAAGGCTAAAGACTCCTACATGGTGTCTTTGCCTAAAGAGCGGGTAGAAGAGACCATTAAAGCCCCTGTTCAATCCCGTGCCATTAGTCGTTACCAAAGGAAGTTTAAAGGACTTCTTACGGGTAGCGACGTATACCACGGTGGTTGGGTACCTTCTGAAGGAGAGGGCACTCAGGACGTTTCAGAGGCGCTTCCACGCACAGATGAAGGATTTATGACTGCCTATACAAAAGGCGCTCGTAATCGTCAGCAAGCAATTGGTGAAGTCAACGAGACAGGTGGGTACGCTGGAAGCATTGATATTCCAGAACACCTACATTCAGGGCAAGACTGGTCAATTGGAACTGCAAAAGATCCAATGAAACCAGCGGTTTCTCAGTCAGGAAAGACCGTGAAGATCACACCTAGCCGAGAAGAAATGGCTGGCGTTTACGCTTCTGAAGAACTTCTGAACCGTAAGAAGAAGTAAGTCATCCACGAATTGTGCTTGTCACAAAAGTGAAATCTTCCTTTTCCGATACCCCAACGGCGTTCTCCACCGCACAAGTCACATACTGCTGGTTGAACTGAATCTAGTTTGAGTTTCCAAGTGTCTACTTTCATGGCACCCACGATACCTCCTCCCACACCGACTCACAACACGCTATTGTTATCTCAGGCTACAATTTATACACCTACAAATTTGAATAGGGGCACATGTCCTAATGGCAGTTGATTTTTGGTCGCCATCATATAGAGCATCTTCAAGCGACCTAACAGTTGCTATATCCCCGCTTGGGTTAGTTGAACTCGCAGACGAAGAGTTTGAAGTCCATGGACCTCGCCTAAACAGGTACGGCGCCGCTTGGGCTTGGTACCTAGGTCACCACTGGTCATACCGCCGTGAGATGGGTGAGTCACAGTTCTACATGAACTATGTCCGCACCATGTCGGATTACATCACCAACTTTTGTTTTGGTAAGGGCGTTCAATTTAAAGTCCCTGAGCAGAACGGTGCGATTATCCCGCACCTACTTCATAGAGTTTGGGATCAAGACAACAACAAGCATTACGTTCTTTGGGAACTAGGTCAACTTGCTTCTGTAACTGGTGACGCTTTTGTTAAAGTTGCTTTTGAAGAACCATTTGTTGATCCTGCTGGAATTCCGCACGAGGGTCGTGTTCGTATTATCCCTTTGAACCCAGCGCATTGCTTCCCTGAGTATCACCCACACGACCGTGACAGAATCATTAGATTCAAACTTAAGTATCGTTTCTGGGGAACATCACCAGAAGGTACTCGTCAGGTTTATACATTTACTGAGATTCTCACTGATGAAACAGTTCAACAGTTTATTAACGATGAACTTATTGACCAGTACGACAACGTTTTGGGAACGATCCCTATTGTCCACATTCCTAACTCCACTATCTCGTCGTCACCTTGGGGTCAGTCAGACATTTGGGACATCATCCCTCTCAACCGTGAACTCAACGAGAAGATGGTTGAAGTCTCAGACATCATTAACTACCACGCCGCTCCTGTAACGATCATCACTGGTGCTAAGGCTTCACAACTTGAGCGTGGTCCTAAGAAGGTTTGGGCAGGTCTTCCTAAAGACGCAAACGTATTCAACCTTGAATCTCGTGGTGAGATGGCTGGCGCTTTGGAGTACATCGCATTTATTAAGCGCACCATGCACGAAATGACAGGTGTTCCTGAAACTGCGTTGGGTCAATTCCAGCCAGTGTCTAACACCTCAGGTGTTGCTTTGGCTATTCAATACCAGCCAATGATGAACCGTTTCATGATGAAAAAGATCCACTTTACAAAGGGTCTTGAGCGTGTAAACGAATTGATCATTCGTACTGTTGCTATCTTCCAACCTGAGTGGTTGACCTACAACCCATTGCTTGCTGCTGAACCTGAGACAGACCAGTTACCGCAGTTAAATCCTGGTGACCCTGTGACTTATAAAACAACAGTTCACTGGCCTGAACCATTGCCTGTTGATCAACTCATCAAACTCAATGAAGTACAAGCCAAGATGGCTCTTGGTCTTGAGTCCAAGCGTGGCGCTCTACGTCTACTTGGTGAGGAATTCCCGAACGAAAAGATGCTTGAAATCTTTGAAGAACTTCAAGAAGACGCCCTGGATCAGGGATCTCTTGACATGATGCGTGCCCAAATTCAGCAAGCCATTATGTTGGCTACTGGAATGGTTGCGACTCCAGACGGTGGAGCGGCTCCCGCACCCACCTCACCTGGAGATGGTAATGTAACTTCGTCAGACGGTGGCAATGGTCCTTTACCAGGGGTTCCACCGATTGAAGAAGAGTTAGTAAACAAGATAGTTTCACGGGCATACGGAGCAAGGTTCGCCCAGCGCCGTAACCCAGACGAAGACAATTAAGTTTAAAAAAACAGTTATTATTCGCCAAACAACACATTAAGGAACAGACATGGCAAGAAATACCAGTCCCGAAGGGGACATTATCAGCGTACCTGCGGACGCCCCAATGGTGGAACAGTTCGTAGAGTCGGCAATGAAAACATCCAAGGTATTTACCGAAGATGAAGTTGAAAGCATCCGCAAGCAAGAAAAAGACAAGATGTATAAGCGTCTTGAAGAAGCGGATACCCGTGTGAAGAGCATGGAAGAGCAGATGGGCGTAATCTCCGCCGAACGTGAAGCCGCTAAAAAAGAGGCTGAAGCACGTGCGGCTAAAGAATCCGAAATCTTGCGCCAGCGAGAAGTTGACGAACTAAGCGCCAAGGAACTACTCCTTAAGCGTGAAGAAGAGTTCAACGTAAAACTCCAGGAAATTGACGGTGAATACAAGCGTCGTTTTGAGGAGATTGAAGGACAGCGCCAAGCCCAAGAGGCAATCATTGAAAAAGAGCGCCGTCTTCAGGAACTTAGTTCTTACCGTAACCGCCGACTTCAGGAAACTCAGGAAGAAATCATCCCTGAATTGATTGATCTCGTATCGGGTAATACGGAAGATGAGATTGAAACATCAATTAGTGTACTTCGTGACCGAAGTAATGCTATTATGGAATCAATCCAACAAGCGACTGCGCAACAGCAAGGTCGTTTGAGGGGGGCACCAGTAACGGCGCCTCCTGTAGGGCCAATGGAAACTCAGACGGAATACCAAACGTTGAATGCGGATGACATCCGTAACATGACAATGGACCAGTATGCAAAAATGCGAGATCGGCTACTTAATGCCCGCCCCAATAGGGGTCGGTTCTAAAACCTAATATCAACACTTAATCCTAGGAGGATTAGAACATGGCTTTTCCAGCCCCAACAGGTGGAGTAGTAACCAGTTCCGCAAGCATTAGTCCAAACGGCTACGGCTCGGCAACCGCCCTCTCCCCAGCAATTCAGCAAATCTGGTCCAAAGAAATCTTGTTCCAGGCAATGCCAGTCCTACGTTTTGAACAGTTCGCAGTAAAGAAGACAGAACTTGGTGTAATGCCAGGTCTCACCGTCAACTTCATGCGTTACAACAACCTTTCGGTTGGCGCAAGTGGTTCAGAACTTACCGAAGGTACCCGCATGGAACCTACGGCGTTGACTGCATCGCAGATTCAAATCACCGTTAAAGAACAAGGTAAGTCGGTTGCAGTAACCGAACTTCTCTTGAACGCATCGTTTGATGACGTTATGGCATCGTCCAGCCGCTTGCTCGGTCGTCACATGGCACAGTCCATGGACGTTCAGGCA